CCCCGTACCTTTGGCCCGTCCACCCACTACCGAGGCCCCAACCCGTGCCTAGCTTGGCATAACCACACTTATCGGCACACGTTTGCCCTGGTCAGCGCAGTGGTATGACTTCAGATGGGTGGATCATGGGGTTGAGACCACAATGAGCACAATGAGGGGCGACAGTGGGCAGCAAAGCAGGGCCGTGTGTGCTCACCCACCCCATATGCCCTGCTCAGAGCACATGAGAGGGGGGGCGTACACCCCGGGTCGTAAAAACAGAGTGTTGGTGTATGTGTGTGACACCCCCGTTCGTGGCTGAAGAAGGATTTCCCCATCCATAGCCGGATATCCCCAGGATATCCCCAGTAACTACTATCCGCCCTTGACTGGTTCCTTTCACTGGTGGCAGGTCTTTCGAAGGCCGTTGTCTGTTCGCCCTGCTAACGGGTGAATCTGGAAGGAAGGAAGTGCGCGGTTGGGCCGTCGGAAGAAGCGCAAGCCGAAGAAGGGCTACTGATGGTCCGCGTCACGGTCTTCCCGGTGCCACGCGGTATGGCGGTGGACGAAGCGTGGGCCGAGCAGGAGGTGATGGGGAAACTCGTCGAGTACCGCTGGTGGAAGCCCCGGTATCACTGGCCCTTCGTTCGCTGGCACGTGATGAAAGAGGAATGGTCCGATGCCGTTCAAGAGTGAGCGGCAGCGGCGGTATCTGTGGGCCAAACACCCCGAGGTTGCTCGTTCCTGGACGAAGAAGTACGGCTCCAAACCCAAACCCAAGAAACCCAAGAAGTGACCTGTTCCTTCTGGCGAGGTATCGACTAGGTTGTCCGAACTCACCACCTACGAACGCCGCAAGGGCAAGGAGATTCAGGCACGCCTTCGTCGTAAGTCGGGGCATAGCCAGTTCAAGACCAGGGACCTGATTGTTGAGGTCCACCGCTTGATGGCACAGCCGTACCAGTGGCCGATAGACCTCATCGCGCAGGCGCTCGGCCTGACCACCAGGCGCATCCGTCAGGTGCTCAAGGAACAAGCCGACATCGAGGCCCGCGCCACCGCGCCCACCTCCATCGAGGAGAAGTACCGGCGGATGCTGGACTGGTCCGTCGATGCCTTCGAGACCTTCTTCAACACGTTCTCCTACGAGGGGCAGCGCAAGGGCGGGATGCCTCGCCACGTCCGCCCCTGGATAGCGGCCTTCCTTCGGGAGCGGAACTTGCTCTTGAACGTCCCCCCGCGTCACGCCAAGTCCATCTTCTTCATGGTGTGGCTCCCCATCTGGCTCATCTGCCGCGACCGCAACGTGCAGGTGCTCCTGGTCAGCAAGACCCACGAGTTCGCCCAGAACTGGGCGCTGGAGATAGCCAAGCAACTGGAGAACAACGAGGAGCTGTTCAAGGCGTTCGGACGCTTCGCCCCCGAGAAGGAGGGCGACCAGAAGTGGAAGCCGAATACCGGAACCTTCACCGTCCACGGGCGTACCAAGACGGCCGGTGGTTCGCAGTTCACCGTCGAGTCACGGGGCATGAACGGACAGGTGCTCGGGCGTGAGGCCGACTTCGTTATCGTGGACGACCCCACGGACCAGGAAGACGCGGCTTCCGAGACTGCGCGCAAGCGAGCCCTGAAGCACCTCCGGGAGCAGGTCTTCACCCGCGCAGAGCCCGAGGGCGACAGCCCCGGTGGCCGCATCGCCGTGGTGGGTCAGCGCGTTCACCTGCTGGACCTGTACGGGGCGTTGGAGAAGCAGGAGTACGAGATAGGCCCCCTGTCCGGTCAGAAGTTGTTCCACACGGAGAAGTACCCCGCCGTCTTGAACTGGGACACCAAGCGCGTGCTGTGGCCCGGACGCTTCGGCTGGGACGAGATAATGCTGCTCTACGCCCGCTCGGGCGGCCACGGCCCGTTCTCCTGTCTGTACCAGCAGGAGCCGCTGCCCGAAGGTTCCGCGCTGGTCACGAGCGCGTGGATAGAGGGATGCAAGGACTACGACCGCCCCGCCCGCACGGGGATGCGTGGCGAGAAGGGCGAGGCCGGGTTCCTGCCCATCGTCCGCGTCGTCTCCGTGGACCCCTCGCCGACGAAGTTCAACGGCATCATCGTGGGCGACCTGCTCTGCCACAAGGAGAACTTCCACTTCGCCGTCACCGAGGTCGTTCGCATGAAGGCGAGCGTGCGGGAGCTGAAGGCCGAGGTGGACCGCATCGTGGAATCGCAGAAGCCGGACTACTTCATCTTCGAGGAGTCCGGGTTCCTCCGCTGGTTCCGAGACGACCCCTGGTTCGAGCACATCAAGAACCAGGTGCGCCTGAAGCTGCATCGAACGGGCGTGAACAAGAACTCGATGGACTACGGCGTGCAGTCGCTCGCCGGTGACTTCGAGTTCGCCCGCATCTCACTGCCCTACGGGGACGACATCGGGCGGCGCATGACCGACATGCTCGCCAACGAGGCACTGGTCTACCCGGACGGCGACACCAGCGACCTCTTGATGGCGCTTTGGTTCATCAAGTTCAACTACCAGAAGCTCTCGCCCGTCCACCACTTGCCCACCCGCCGCAAGGGCGGCAAGGGACAGGGCGGGTGGTCGTTCCTGGCGAAGATGCGCTCGGACAAGAACACGCAGGACGAGGCGTACCGCCGCTGGCGGCGAGCGCAATCCAGGCGCAACGCGGCTGAGAACCAGGAGGAGATGAGGAAGGTGTCCGTTGGCTAACCAATCGAAGGCCGAGAAGATAGCGCACCAGCGCGTGAACGAGCAGTACCTACTCGCGCAGGTGAACTACCACTACCAGTCGGAGACCTTCCGGGACCACAAGGACCGCACGCTGGCCGGGGACCGCCTGTATCGCGGTGCCCTGAACGAGCTGTTCCCCAGCGAGCAGAACGTCCCGGACATCCCCTACGTCGAGAACAAGTTCAAGAACGCGCTCCACGACATCACCCGCCTGGCATCCGAGGGGCGTGGTGCCGTCAAGTTCATCCCCGAGGGGGACAAGGACCGCGACATGAAGCGTGCGCGGGTGCGCGAGTCCATCAACGAGGGCTACTGGGTCGTGAACAAGATGAAGGCTCGTGAGCGGCAGTCCTACCTCGACCTCGCGGGGGCGGGGATGGTAGCCACGGCCGTCTACTACAACGACGACTCGCCCTACCCGCAGGTGAACAGGCTCAACCCGCGCTTCGTCTACCCGGACGTGCGGGACGGGAAGTTGCAGTCACTCGTGGTCATCGAGCAGGTCAAGGAGCGCATCCTTGCCCGCCAGTTCCCACATCTGGGCCTGAAGGACGACGCCGCCAGTGAGCACGTCGCCGTCTTCACCTGCTACTACGACGAGTACGAGGTCGTAGAGGCGGTCATCGTCGAGGAGAACGACAAGCTCAAGGACGCTCGCATCGTGAAGCGCTGGGAACACGGCCTCGGCCTCGTCCCGGTCGCCTTCGAGATGCTGGACACCTACGACGGTGCCTTCCACGGCCTGTTCGAGCAGTTGGCGGGACCGCTCATGGTCCGCAACAAGACCGTGCGCTTCCTCGTGGACTACCTGGAGTCGATGGCCCACGCGCCCATCCGCTCCAAGAACGTCCTCAACCCGGACGATGAGCCCGGCCCGCTCACCATCTATCAGATAGACCCGAACGCCGATGACTGGGTGTTCGACCGCCTGCCGCCAGCCGCACCAGCCAACTCCGTTTTCGGGTTGCTGTCCTACATGCAGGACCAGGAGGAGAAGGAGGCTATCCAGCCGCCCGCCCGCTCGGGCAACGTGTCGCAGTCCATCGCATCGGGCTCCTTCGTCGATAGAACCCAAGGACAGCTCACCTCGGTCACGAAGGAACTCCAGGACAAGATGGCCTCCGTGCGTGAACAGGTCAACGAGATATGCATGCGCGTCGAGGAGAAGTGGATGGACTTCTCCAAGCCGCTCATCCGCCCGGTCAGCGGCAAGAACGAGTACACGCCCTCGGAGGACATCAAGGGTTGGTATCACCACGAGGTCAAGTTCGGTGCCGGAGCCGGGCTGGATAGGCTGAACGCCGATTCTCGCGTGCAGAACCACCTGGCTGCGCGCCTCATCTCCCGCGAGGAGGCTAGGGCCGAGATCGACTACCTCGATGACTCAGCCTCCTCGCAGGACAAGATAGACCGCGAGAACCTGGCGGACGCCTTGCTCCAGCGGTTCGTGCGCGACCCAGCCACGCCCGCCTCGCTCATCGCCCGCACCTGGCTGGAGATGAAGATGCGGGGCAAGTCGCTGGAGGAGGCCCTGGAAGTGGTGGTCCCCGACATGGTGGCCGCCGAGCAGGCCGCGCAGCCGCAACAGCCCCCGGGCATCCCGGGAGCGGAGCCGGTGGCCGAAGGCCAGCCCGCCGCAGGACCCGAACCGCCGGAGGTCAGGTTGCCGTACCCATCCGTCCAACAGTTGTTCGGGCCGGGGAGGTAGGAGATGGCCGAGGTTCAGCGAGGCGAAGGTCCCAACGCCCTGCCGTTCGGCGCGGCCACTTCACTCAACCGAGCGCAGCCGAGCGTGAGTGCGTTCCAGGCCGACGAGATACCCATCCAGTTCGCGCCGGAT